CTTCAGCAGAACTGTTTGAGCGTGTGATATGTTTTGAACCGGTGCGTAAGAATTTTGAAGTGCTGGAGAAAAATTTAGAAAACTACAGCAACGTTGAACTCTATAATTTAGGTCTCAGCGATAAAGATCAAACAGCAACATTTGAATTACAAACCCTCAAGTGTGGACACACCACACAAGTAGCAGAGTTTGTGCCCAATCCAGAATTCGAACAACACACTGGAGAGTTAACCACACTGGATCGATTCAATTTTGAATCAGTTGATTGGATCAAGATTGACGTTGAAGGTTTTGAAAATGCAGTGTTAGAAGGAAGTCGAGACACCATACAACGTAATAGGCCATGGCTGTTGATTGAAGACAACGGTCAACAAGACCAGCATAGACAATGGCTCAATGATTTGTGCGGTCCGTATGAGGCAGCTTTGGTCAAGAGTAAAAGCAACACAATATGGATACCACTATGAATCATTTACCGTATGAGCGACAAGGATTTAGTCAAAACCATGAAACTGGAATCATTGAATACATGTTAGCAGGAATATTAGATTCTGACAAAACTTTTGTAGAGATCGGATTCGGTGATGGAACACAAAACATGACCCTGGACTTGCTACATCAAGGCTATTGCGGAGTTGGTATAGATGGCTGGGATTGGGATCCATCCGTGACTGAACGGTGGCCTGACCAATTGATCAAAATACAACGAATGATTTCTCCCGGAGATGTCGCACAGTATATTCCAGAACAATATTGGCAACCGGACTTTTTCTGTCTAGACATTGACAGCTTTGATTATGAAATAGCATCAACCCTGTTGAAATCAGGATTCCGCCCAGCCACAGTATGTTGTGAGATCAACAAGCACTTTGGTAATGACTGGGGTAGTTTTCCTTATGTTGAAAACCCAGTAAAAAAAGTCACATACAATAGAAGATTTCTTTTTGGTTGTTCATTATCAAAGTACAAAGATTTGTGGTCACAATACGGATATGAGTATTTTACATTTGACACCAGAGGAGTGAATGCATTTTGGTTCCACCCAGATCGAGTCAGCATAGATTTAGATGTTCCTAGAAATCAAACACTTGATGAGATAGATACCAGTGTGCTAAAACAACAAATTGCCGATCATCAGTATTGGGGCAATAAACAAAACGAAATATATCAAACAATATGAAATACGCAGTACTAACAACATTCCACGCCGACGGTTATCAAAAATATGCCAGCCGCATGATTGATACATTTTTACAAAACTGGCCTCAAGAAGTCGACTTATACGTTTACACAGAAGACTGTACTATTACACAATCTGCACCCAACCTGCATGTGAGAGACCTACACGCTGTGAGCCCAGAAATTGTGGCATTCAAGCAACGCTGGGGGTCAGACCCTAGGGCACGTGGACTAGTTGCCACAGGACCTGCGGATCGTAAAGGCAAAGCACCGGGCATAGGTTTCCGTTGGGACGCTATACGGTTTAGTCACAAGGCATACTCTGTTGTTCACTGTGCTGCCAACTGCAATGCGGATGTGTTATTCTGGATGGATGCAGACATGGTGTGCCATACACCTATCTCCACTGACTTTATTACCAGTCAAATGCCCGCCAAGATAGGATTGGCCTACCTAGGACGCGAACGTAAGTTTAGTGAATGTGGTCTGTACGGCATGAACCTACGTGACACTGCTACACTAGCGTGGCTCAAAGAGTTTCAGTTGGCCTATGATTCAGGACGCCTTATGACCATGGCCGAATGGAATGACTGCTGGGTGTTTGATGAGACTCGCAGCGAAGTGCAAGCCACACACCCTAAATGGCGCCAACTAAACTGGAGTCAGGGACTGATCAAAGGAGAAGGGCATCCACTGATCAACACTGCCTGGGGTGCGTATCTTGATCATCTCAAAGGCAAGCGCAAAGAAACTGGTCGTAGCCCAGCCAAGGACCTTGTTCAACCACGAAGCGAAAGTTATTGGTCTGCTTGATATTCTGCCTTGCTGTGTTTGGCCTTGTAGTGTATAAGATATTCACCTAGTACTGTGTGTGGTAAAGGTGTTTTGTAAGGTTTGGCAAATCCCTCACACAAATCATACACTGGGGCATCAGCAAAATTGACAGCAGCTCCAAACACATCATTGTCGTAGAATCTGCGCAGGTCTGCATGATCACATTCAACATAGCGTCTACGATACTCATGTCTAAAAGTTTCAAACTTTGCATGCTTGGCGTTTACAGCAAACACACCAGTTTCGGGCACAAGCCATGATCCAGGATTGCCTGATTTGTCGGTACTGTAAGTCACGCCCATGTACATGCTGAGATCTTCAGACCGCATGCAGTCTAAGATCAGGCGGGCTGGCAATGCTTTCATAGTGACTACATCAGCATCCAACCACAATATCCAATCTGCAGTGCTGTGATACATGGCATGTATCACACTGAATGCTTTCTTGCTGAACTTTTTCACTTGCACACCATAGGCAGTGTCTTTTTGCAATGCATGATACGCTGGGTCCACTTGCAAGTTAAAATCAATCTGCTTGATTCTTGCATGGTCAGGCAAGGCAAAACCTTCTACATAACAGGTCAACTCAAACTGTGAATCCCAGTGTTCTAAGAAACTGCTTACACAATCCTTGCCTATTAGGTCATAGTATCTTTGATCAAAGCTGGTAATAATTTCTATCATTTTTCCACAAACTTTCTCATGTGTGCCCAGGCTATGCCGTCTTGGAGCTCTTGGTGACTCCAGTGGAACTGACTCAGACGTTGTATCCATGCGTCACGGTCAGGTGTTGTAGGAGTTTCTATTTTGTCCAATCTTGTTTCGGCAATTTCTCGCACTTGACTGCGGTCAGGATCAGTGACAAAAACTGGAATACCTTCAATTGCTGCACCCACTGCAGGGCTGGAGTTATGATTGACCACTGCCCAACAATTTTTTAAATCATGCTCTAGAGATGTGTCTGGTATGCTGAGTTCCACATCGAGCAGTCTGCGGCCCACACACAGTTTCATCAATCGATCGCAATACTTCTTGGCCCGCTTGTCGCCAGGGTGCGCACGTATTCTAATGGGCCGGTTGGTATATCTGCGCAATTGCAGTATGATCTTCATTGCCCAGTCCAGTACTTCAACTCCGCCCATGCTCCAGCCACCGTCACGTTGCAAACACAACAGCACATGATTGCCTTGTGTGCGCCAAGGTTTGAGATGTATGTTGAGATTTTGTTGCACTGCTGACCACCGAACCGGGTCAGGTGCAGTGTCACAGTATTGTCCTGTGTTGGGGAATATGCCATCAAAACTGTAGCGCAGCCAGTAGCCAGGATTGGTTGTGTTTTTGTACAAAAAAAGATTGCTGTCAGCAATCACAGTGCGCCCATTGTACACACGTTGCCCGTCCAATATCTGCTGACGCAGTTGCAGATGTGGGGCAGTTTTGCCATGTTCGTGTACCCAACCCAGTATCACAGCCACGTCACTGGGCTGATAGTTAGCGTCATCTACAATAACACCTTCGTCGCCGCAGGCCTGTACACCTTGAATAAAAAACTTCAAAGTATTAAGTTTGTCTGTGGCAGCTTTAAGGCTTTGCTCAGACGTGTACTCTAATTTTTTTGGCAGCGTGGCCAAATAGCAGATGACTTTCATGGTTCTTGCATCATTCTAAAAGCTGTACCATCGCGCAGTTCGCGCACATGATATTGACCATAGGCCATACTATGGCACCATGCATTTAATTTGTCTTTATCTGCCCAGTAAGGATTGTCAATTTGACTCAACTGCGTATTGGCCACAGGTTGTGCTATATGGCTGGGAGCCAGTACAAATGCCGGCACCCCTGACAAAATAGATTCTACTGCCGCAACACTGTTAAATGTCACCAGAGCATGAACGTCTTGTGTCAGCACCTGCTGCAATGGCGCAGTTGATACCCGGTCAATTCGCTTCGGTGCTCGTTGACGCACTTCCACCGGCCGGTTGGTGTATTTTTTAATTTCTTCAATAGTTTCTTGCACCCACTGTGCTTGATCTATTCCATAATACCTACAGGGCTTTTCGTCGGGTGCCGCAATAATAATTTTTTTGCCAAACTTTCTTGACTGTAGACTTATGCCAAGAGCTTGCCAACGATCGTTTGGACGAGGCCGTATTTCAGTTTGTTGCAAATCGTTCTTGACAATGCGATGATACAGTTTATTGCCCATGGGGTTTAGTCGGTTGATGTTGTTGCCAACATAGCCAGAATCCACGTAGTAAAAATCTTTGCTGTCAGCCAGGCATCTTTGCATGATCTTGTATTTCAAGATACCACGGAGCACTGGAGTCATTCCATCCATTATTATGTCATACTTGTAGTCAAAAAAGTCTGTGTTAGTGGGTTCTTTACCTGCGCTATTGGCCAACATGTTGATGTATTCATCTTCGCCACCTTTGCTAAGAAAAATAAAATTTGTCATCAGGTGCTCCTTTGTTGACAATAGTCAGTCAGTAGTCTTTCTCGGTGCCAATCTTCTGCAAAATCTCCCACATTGGCAAACTCATGAAAGCAAGGTGTGCCCAAGGTATAGTGTACCAGTTTGGCCTCAGGATTCCATTCATATTCAACATCCAACCAGTTCCACTCTGGGGGCAGTTCACCAATGCGTTCATTGTCTATCCAGGAGAATCTGTGCAGTTCAGACCCTGTTGATTTTTGCACAAACTCAGGAGTTAGTTTGCGGTTGGGATAACTGTTGCAGTTCCACAGTATCACACTTGACCAATTCTTTCTTGGATAGTCTTCGTTCTTAGACCCAAGATACTTTTCAGTCATGCGTGTTTTGTAGTCGTGTTTGACCACCATGACGTCGTTGTAAGGACTTTGTAGATTCCATAGTTCTACAATGTCTCCGCGCAGGATCATGTCGCCATCAATGAATATGGCCCAGCCCTGGTAGTCCATCAGGTGTGGCACAAGAAAACGGCTGTAGATAAATTGATTGCTGCCATCAGTGTGTGTTTCATCGTAGTCTTGAAACAAGTTTAGAGCCACTGGGATTATGGCCACTGGCTGGCTGGCTTGCCTAATGATTGAGTTCACACACACGTGATATGCTACGGCTTCCCTAGGATCGTATCCTACAAACACAGGAATTGGTTTCATCGACGTTCGATATCTTCCTCAACACAGCGTTCACCGTATTGTATTTCAATCAACTTTAAAGGTTGATCAGTTTCGTTGCACAACTGATGCCATTCATTCACAGCAATGAATGTGTTTTGATGCACAGTCAACTGACACTTGATTTCTTGATCTGTAGACGCTTCATCCAAGGTGTACACAGTAGCGTCACCTTCGGCCACAAACCAAAACTCTGCACGACTGTCATGGCGTTGCATGCTCAAGCATGTTTTGGGCATGACTGTGAGTTCTTTGAGTTTGGTGTTGGGTCCTACTTCGTGTAACACACGATAGTAACCCCATGCACGATCAGTCTTGGGAGTTTTCCATTCAGTTAGTATCCATGAACTTGAATTCTTTTTGTTTTCACCGCCCACACCAAATTGAAATTCCACGTCAGGTTCAGTCATTTCAGGAATGTTGTCTTGAGTTCTATCGCCACCATTGGCAAAGATAAACTTGGCGCCTGGCATGGGATAGTACAACTTGGCCAAGCGTATGGCATCTCGGGCACTGTCGTCTGAATCATCAAACTCAATCACTCTATCTACCATGGAGAGATGTTCCACAATGGCTCTACGCTCGGTCATGGGCATGAACGGTCGGCCTTTTTTGCGTATCAACCAGTCGTCTGAATTGAGTCCAACAACCAGTCTATGCCCCAGGGCCTTGGCTGCTTCAAAATAGGCAATGTGTCCCGAATGTAGCGGATCAAATCCACCTGTAACTAGTACTATTTTCATGTAGATATTTATAGGCTAAGATTATGAGTAAATACAAAATGAATCACTTTTATCAAAACATCGACGGATTTATGAGCCATAAAAACACAGTAATGTTGGACATTGTGTTGGACTTGTTTCCAGCAGGAGGCTGTTGGGTCGAGCTGGGTGCGTGGACTGGAAAAAGCACAGCCTATTGCATGGTCGAATTGTTGCAGAAAAAAAAGTTTGGTAAATTCTACTGTGTGGACACCTGGGACGGCGGCATAGAACTAGCTGAACAAGACATAATAAAATCACAAACTTTGGAACAAGTGTTTGCACACAATGTGGCGCCGGTATTGGATCTTATTGTACCTATCAAAAGTTTGAGCTGGGACGCAGCCAATCAGTTTGACGATGGCAGTGTGGACTTTTGTTACGTTGATGCCGGACATACTTACGATTGTGTGATAAAAGATCTGCATGCCTGGTGGCCAAAAATACGACCCGGTGGCCAATTTGGCGGGGATGACTATACCAAGGGGCATCCAGGAGTACAAAAAGCTGTGTGGGAATTTTTTGGCAATCGTAATCTCAAAGTACGCCGCTCTGGACGCTGCTGGTTGGTGGACAAGCCCAGATTTTGACAACAGCGGTATCTAGCTACTTAAATATCCCATGACATGGCTTAAACATTATCGTGAACAATATTTTGATTGTTTGAACTCAAACACCAGCGGCGCCAAGCGTGGCTTGCATGAAGGTTTGTATTGCCGTGCAGATGGCTTTGATTTGATATTTGCCTACCTGGAAAGTCTCCAGCAATCTCAATACCACATTGTGGAAACTGGTACTCTGCGTACCCCAGGCAACTGGAAAGATGGACAAAGTGCTCGATTGTTTGTGGAGTTTGTAGAGCACAACAGCGGCACAGTAAGATCAGTAGACATTGATCCTGCGGCAGTTGACATTGCTCAGGCAACCTTGCCCAATCCTTGTTTCCTTGCCAGTTGCAGTGACAGTGTGACTTGGCTATTGCATCAAAACGATCTTGACCAAGTAGATTTGTTTTATCTAGACTCTTGGGACGTAAAATGGAAAAACGATCATGACAGCGCCGAACACCACTTGAAAGAATTTCAAGCCATTGAATCACACATCAAACCAGGTGCTGTTGTGGCCATAGATGACAATGCTAGATTTTTAGAAGACAATCGTAGAACAGGCAAAGGTCGACGCATTGTTGAATATCTAGCACAACAAGGCAAACAGCCCATTTACGATGCTTACCAAATAATTTTTAAATTTTAACATGATAATAGATACTACACTTTTCAACAACGAGTTTGACATGCTGGATATACGTCTGGAGCTCACCAAACACTACGTGGACCGTTGGGTCATCTGTGAAGGCAATCGTACCATGAGCGGTCGGCCCAAACCATTCTATCTGTCTGACAACATGGCTCGCTACAGCCACTGGGGAGACCGACTGCGTGTGGTGCGTCTTGACATTCCTGAAACATGGACCAACTGGGACATTGAAAACGGACAGCGTTCGGCGTTGTTAGAAGGTTACCAAGATTGCAGTGACGACGACATTGTAATGCACAGCGACTTGGATGAAATTATTAATCCTGAGTTATGGCCAGAAATATTACAAACAGTCAACACTGCCGATCAACCTGTGACTTGCACACTTGACATGTATATCTATCGGTGGGATCAACAAGTGGATCGTAAGTGGACTGGAAATGTTGTGGCCAAAAAACACATGTTTGCAGACCCATGCAAACTGTACAAGGGTTTGCAGAGTGGAGTGGGACATGCCCAAAAGAAAAAAGATCGTAGTCACTGTGTACTGTTCCCCAAAACTGCTGGTTGGCATTGGGGGTGGATTGGCAATGATGACATCATCAAGAGCAAGGCCTGGAGTTGTATTGAGACACAACATCGAGATGCAGATGAAATGCTAGAAACATTCAAACGCCTTGACGGCACTGCTATCAATCACAAAACTGCCACGCACCAAGTTGACCCTCAGTATCCCCCACTAGTTGATGCTGTGTTACGTCAATATCCCTATTGGTCATGAGCAAACACTCTCCACAACATGATCAGATTGTAGATTGCGCCTGTGTAATCCACGGCACAGGTTATGACTGGCAATATGTGGAAAAATTGTACAACATGTTGTCACGACATCTGCCCATGGGTATACGTTTTCATGTGTACACCGAGCAGGATAGATCAGTGCCACCACACATGATCAAACATGTGGTAAAAGAATGGCCAGGTGTTTCAGGACCCAAACGTGAATGGTGGTACAAGATGCAGTTGTTCAATCCTGAATATCATGCAGGCAACTTGCTGTATTTTGATCTTGATTGCGTAATCATAAATGATTTGAGTTGGATTCCAGCATTGAGTACAGAATGCTTTTGGACCATTAGAGACTTCAGGTATCTCCAACGCAAAACACATTCAGGAATGAACTCAAGTGTAATGTGGTGGAATGTTTCAAAATTTGCGCATGTATGGCACGAGTTTGATCAGTTAGACATCAACAGAACAGTTGTAAAATACCCCGGAGACCAAGACTACTTGGGAGTGGTAATTGACCCCATGCAACGCAGATACTTTGACCAACAACATCTACAAAGTTGGCGTTGGCAGGTGGCTGATGGTGGCTATGACTTTGCTGGACGAAAACCCAACAAGCCTGGCACAGGTGCTAGTCCATACGTTGGCGGCGATACCAGCATATTGGTATTCCACGGACG